GTGACTTTCGAGTGCGTGGTGTTAATCCCTCTTTTTGCAGGGATGCATTAATTCTATCTATTAAATAAGCCATGCCGTATTTATACTAGATGCCTAGTTCTTTTTCAGTTATGATTTGAAATTGCCACCCATGTTCTCGGCAAAAGATATCAGCTGCCCGCCACTTCTCTTGATTTACCGCATATGTTGCCGCCTCTTGGATAAATCGGTGAGTTTTACGTTTTTGAACTGGCATTTTCGTTTGTGAGTATGGCTTAACCTCCCACAAATACGTCATCACCAGGCCGTCTTTCCGCCTGACCTTGACGATGAAATCTGGAAAGTAACGATGCATTTTTTGGTCAATTGGACTTCTGTAGGGAATGGGCAACTCCTCAGAACCCCACCAAATTACACCCGGATTATCATCAAGATATTTCATTACCATCTTTTCCCAACTTGAACGATAAATAATGTTGCTTGGATCACCTTTATATTTCTGTGGGTTTTTAGGTTTGAATACACCTTTGTAGGTTTGTCTGGTCATGTGGTATAAATAATAAGTAATAACTTGAGGTATATATGGCACTATTCACGCTTACGGACATACGATTTAATTCGGATAAAAATCGAACCTCCAATAAAATAATTGGAGAGAAATATAAGATTAACACCTTGCGCTATCCTATTGATTTGGGTGAAGTGGATAAAGGTCACTATATGGTAATTCATATAAACCAACAAAGACGCACTCAGTTTCCTGGATTACCAAGCAATGATGAAACTACTGCAGTACAGAATAGACTCGGTTTAAATCGTTTTAACGGCGGAGGATCTGATTTTATTTCAATTACACAAGGTGCTGTAACTGCTGCTTCACAACTAAATCTTACACAAATTTCCGAAAACATACAAAAGAAATATAAGTTGTCGGCTGGTAGTCCAGAATTGCAAAGACTTTTGCAAAAAACTCAAGACGTATATAATGCATCAGGATTGAAAGGTGTATCAGAATATTTTGCAGATAATGCTGCAACATATGCTAAAACCGGTATCAGAACAACAAAACGTACAACAGATACAATTGCATTATACATGCCTGATACATTGGCGTTTTCTCAGAACCAAAGCTTTGCTGGACTTGAACTTGGTGGTGGACTGGCAGCAACCTTAGGCGCAGGTTTTTCTGGAATACAAAACATCGTTAATAGTGATGTGAGCAATACTGAAAAAGCAAACTACGCATTTAAAAATGCAACACCATTTGTTTTGAATGCTTTAGCTAACATGACAGGACAGGCTGGTCGTGCTGTATTTGCTGGATTCACTGGAACAACTGTTAACCCAATGATGGAAGTTATATATTCTGCTCCTGAATTTAGAAGTTTTCGTTTTGATTTTATGTTTTATCCAAGAAGTCGCATTGAAGCAAAAGAGGTGCAAAATATTATACAAAGAATTAGATTCCATCAAGCACCAGAAGTATTAGGTAACAATTCAGCTGGTGGATTGGGTGGATATTTCTTGGTGCCACCTTCAGAATTTGATATTAAATTCTACTATAATGGGGGTGAAAATCCAAATATACCATCAATTTCTACTTGCGTTTTACAAACAGTTGATGTGGATTATGCACCAAGTGGATTTGCAGCATATGAAGTACTAGAAGACAAAGGTATACCAGAATTAGGTTCAACTGGTATGCCAGTTGGTATTAGGCTTGGATTGGTGTTTAAAGAAACTCAAATTATTACTAAGTTTGATTTGAGTGAAGAAGCTTCCAGATCCGGAGGTAGAAATTTCTTCTCTCAAGCCGAAAGAGATTCACCTGAGTTACAATAAACTAAACAACCATGGCAAAATATTTTAACTACTTTCCACAAACGGCATACTATTTGTCAGACGATAACTCATCTTTAGATGTTGTTACAAATATAATGTCTCGTTTTTCGTTCAATGCAACATCAAAAGATAAATTGGTGATGTATTACAAATATGATATTTCTGATGGCGAAACTCCAGAAATAATTGCAGATAAATTGTATGGATCACCAGAGAAACATTGGATCATTCTTTCTGTAAATAATATTAAGAATCCACAGTTTGATTGGCCTTTGCGTTATAGTGACTTAACAAAATATATTGATATTAAATATCGTGGTGCCACATACGCAAACACTGCAAACACAGGAACAGGATTGTCTTGGTCAAAATCTCACACGCACTCATATTATATAACTGAAAAGCGTGTAATGCCATCTGGCAGTGACACGACCGAAACCATCATAATTGATGCTGCAACATTTGCAAATACAAATACAACATCGACTGTTGTATATACGTTATATGATTCTTCTAATGTTACAATAACTACAACAAAATCTTCAATATCTTATTATGAATATGAGATAGAAGCAAATGAAGAAAAAAGAACAATAGATATTCTTCGACCAGAATTTGTAAAAACAATTGAACAAGAATTTAGAAACGTTATTACATAATGTCAGAATTAAATATACAAGAAACAACGCAATACAGAATTACTGAATTGGTGTTGGTTACTAAGATTGGTTACATTGATATCACAGACAAATTTGAAGAGTTGAATATATTTGACTCAATGTTGAATCAATCAATGAGTGGAAATATTTTAATTCGTGATGCGATAGGTTTGTCGGAACAATTAATATTTGATGGTTCTGAAGTTTTGATTGTTAAGATTGGCAAAGATGAAGATGAGTTGATGATAAAGAAATCATTTCGAATATACAAACAATCTAATCGAGTTCCAGTAAATCAATCCAGTGAAGTCTATGTTTTGCATTTTGTTTCTGATGAGTATATTTTTTCACTGCAACAAAAAGTACAACACTATTATAACTTGACATATTCTGAAGCTGCTGTTAAAATTATGAATGATTATTTGGGCATCAAAAAAATTGGAATATATTCATCTTCTTTTGGTGTTCGAAATATTCTTGTTCCTTCTCTAGAACCTTTGGTTGCTTTACAGTGGCTTGCAACTAGAGCTGTAGACGAAAACCAATCACCTGGATTTATATTTTTTGAAAATAGGATGGGATTCAATTTCACAAATTTGAGTACATTGTTTTCTTTTCCGAGCTTAACTAGAGTAAATTTTAGTGCAAAAAACATTTCGGATAATCTAGGTGAAGAATTTACTGGTGCTAGAAGTTTTGAGGTTATTACACAAAATGATTTTGTTCGTAATACCAAATCTGGTGTTTACGCTGGCAAACTTATAGCATTTGATCCTTTGACGAAAACAATACAGGAACAACAACATACATATAAAGAGATGTATGATACTGGTGAACATGCAAATAAAAATCCAAACGTTTCTCTAATAAAAAATAGAGGCGGTTTATTTCAAACACAGATGTATGATTCAAGAATTGTGACGTATCCATTTTTTGGAAATAGAACAAATAGTGCTTTTATTAAAGAAAACAATCCAACATCGATATCATTAGAAGAAGATACGGAAAATTATAAATTTCAACGTGAAGCTATTTTTCAAAATTTATTCTCGAAGCGTGTTAAATTAGTTTTACCAGGAAATTTTAAGTTATCTTCTGGTTTTTGCATAGATTTAGATGTACCAAAAAGAAGTGTTTTAGCAGATGGTGAAAATCCATTCGATTCTTCATTGTATGGCAAATATTTAATTGTTGCCACACGACATATAATAAGACCAAATATGCATGAAGTTGTCATTGAAGCTGTGACCGATTCATCAAATTATAGAGAAAAGAATAATAATACTGTATTTACAAGTACTGTTGACCAGGAGAAAGCGGCAAATTATAATGAATAACGATTACTATCAAAATTGGGTTGGGATTGTTGAAGATAGAAACGATCCACTAAAGTTACGTTGCAGGGTGCGTATTATTGGTGTGCATCCAATCAGCAAAGCGCAAGTTCCGACTGAAGCTTTACCTTGGGCATCAATTTCTTGTCCACCATCTTCAATGTTGTCTCTGATGATGCCGAAAGAAGGTGATACTGTTGACGGTTACTTTATGCATGGTAATCCTGATTTTCCAGTGATTACTGGAGTTATTCACGGAATTAGATTGGAAGAACAAAATAACCAACTTGGTTTTAATGACCCACGAATACCAGAAATCATTGTTACAGCACCAAAACCTGCAAAAGGTATTGTGTATGAACAAATTGGTGCGCCGTCATTACCTTACACTTCTTTGGAAAATTTAACGTTGTTAAAGCAAACAACAATATATAAAGCAAATCAAAATAGACAACACGTTTGTGATGTTGCTGGACTAATGAAACGCAATGCAGCTTTAGAAAGATTAAAATTTTCAGAACTTGTAACAAAAATTCGTGAAGGCATTAAAGCTTTATTGAAAGCTTTAGGACTTACACCTAGTGGTGAAACAGTTTATTGGATTGAACAAGCAAAAATACTTGCTCGAGAGCTGAGCAATATTGCTAAATCTATATCTGAATTGGCAGACCTTGCGACCGTAATTGTTGATTTTGCAAAAAGAGTTAGAGCAATGATTGATTATATTAATGCTTTGCCTTCAAAGTTGTATGCTTTGTTGAAACAATGTTTGTCTGAATTGGTAGCATCACTGACTTCAGGTTTGTCAGATTTATTTTCATTGGGTGGTACAACAGATTTCACAGAAGCTATTGCAGCCTTCAATGATGTAAAGAAATCGGCTGGAGAAATTTATACGGCTGGTTTAAAAGTTGTTGCAGCACCCGTTGCTGTAATTCAAGCATTGACTACTCCAGGTAGTTCAACTGATATTGCAGCTGCTGGAGAAACGTTGAATACATACCTATCCAGTGTGAACCCAACATCAACGACAACTAATATAACTAAACTCACAACTAATTAATATGGCAACAAAACCATCTGATGATTATTCGTGGACAGAACCCGAATCTCAGGCAAACGATGAAACGTTGCCGAAATACCCATACAACCACGCAACCATAACCGAATCTGGCCACAGTTTTGAGTTGGATGATACTCCAGGACGTGAGAGGATACGCCTCCAACACGGCGGCGCCCAAACAGATGGTGATGGTACTTTCTTTGAAATTCAATCTGATGGAACGAGAATCAACAAGATTGTCGGTGATAATTATGAGATTGTTGCCAAAGATAACAATGTTATTATTTCTGGTGTATGTAATATTACTATAGAAGGCAATTCAGTTGTACACGTTAAGGGTGACAAATATGAAAAAATTGATGGTGACTATTACCTAGAAGTTGGTGGTAAATTGTCACAAACTGTTGCTGACACATCTTCAATATTATCTAATGGTGATATGACTGTTGGTTGTGGAAACCCAATCACGGGTCGAATGAAATTAGCAGCTGGCGACCATTTGTATTTGGATGCAGATTTGGTTGTATCTGGTAGTTTGGCGGCGAATATGATTACTTCAGAAAATAAAGTTAATGCTGGAACAGGTGTGTTTGCTGGTCCTTTAGGATTCGTAACATTACTTGGTGGTGTTGCGGTTGGACTTGATGTTGCTGTGCCGTTACAAGTTAATGTGACAACTGCTGTTAATGCTGGTGTTTCAGTTAATTCACCATTAATTAATGGTGTTATTGTTAAAGATGTTCGTGGCACAATGGAAATGATGCGAATGGTGTATAATTCACATGCACATCCATCACCAAAGGGACCAACCGGTACACCCTTTGCACTAATGTAATGAGGTATTATGGCAAGCGTATATGAGAGATTAAATTTTAGTTTTGATACAGGTAAATTTGGAGATTCAATTAATCTTTCCGAAGGTACAAAAAGTTATCTGAACACTGCGCCAGTTAAGCTGGAAACATGGCAAAAAAGTGATTTGGCCAATGGTAGCATTGTCAAAACAGATTATTTTAAAAATCCAATGATTAATGTTACCGCAAGATTGAGTGATAACGTTAATGTGATGAATCAGATTGTTCAAACCATCGACACCTTTGACAATGGTTCTGGTACAGCTATGAAAGCCAATCTAACAAATCTGATTATTGAGATTAGAAACTATTTGAGTCACACATCAAATATCTCTGGTGTCACAGAAGCGAGAGCTAATGTTTCCGAAACTTCTAATGTAATTACTCATTTTCCAGACTACGATAAGGCAGTTAGTGCTGGCGAACAAATTTTAATGTTGACTAATGCAACTGATGGTGTTGCCAATACAGTTCCACTTCTAGGTAACTTTACCAGCCTGTTTATCTCTGATGATATCACGGCGAATGCCAACAATATCATTAACGACCTTGTTACAGTTAGAAATAGCATTCGAATTGAGGTAATCGGTGGAGAAACTCCAACATCATCAAACATATCAAACTTATCTGCAAACCTTATCACAACAATAACTTCAAATGTTGTTGCAGCTAACACGTTATTGTCTACTAGAAGATTGCATGACTGGAACTTTTACAGAAATTCACTAAACATTTTGGACGATTACAACAAAATTAATTCTCTTGGCCGAGTCGGTAATACACAAAAATACTTGATAAACAATCTGGTTGGCACAGACAAATACAAAAATAACGTTGGGTAACATAGATAAATAAGATATGGCCACAGTAATTTCATCTTCATCCAGACAATATAAAGATTTGGACCTTAACTTTTTGATACATCCAGTAAGGAAAGATATCAATAAACACAAGGACGAAATGGCAGTTATCAATTCAATTAAGAATTTGATGATGACCAATCATTACGAAAGACCGTTTCAACCTGATTTGGGTTCTAACGTAAGACGCTTGCTTTTTGAAAACCTCGATAAGATTACCGCAATATCGATGGAAAGAGAGATTAGACAGGTTGTTGAGAATTACGAACCAAGAGCACAGATTAAAACTTTAGATATCTTACCTGATGTTGACAATAATGGTTTCAGTGTTCGTATGGAATTTTACATTATGAATATGACAGACCCCGTAACAATTAATTTTTTCCTAGAACGAGTACGATAAATGGCAAATCGTTTAAGAGTAACCGAACTTGATTTTGATACAATCAAGACCAATTTAAAAACATTCCTCAAACAACAAACGGAGTTTTCCGATTATGATTTTGAGGGTGCTGGCTTAAGTGTTCTTTTGGACATTTTGGCATATAACACGCACTATAATGCATACTATCTCAATATGGTTGCAAATGAGGGTTTCTTAGATACCGCATTGTTAAGAAACTCAGTTGTGTCTCATGCCAAAAAACTTGGTTATACACCACGTTCAAACAGAGCATCTAAGGCTGTTATTGATGTAACAATTAATGGCAGTACTTCTGCAGAAGATTACTTGACTATACCACGTGGATATACATTTATTAGTGGTCCGGTTGAAGGTAAAATTTATACTTTCATTACTTTGCAAGACTATACCGTTTCAAAAACTGGAACAAACTTTTTCTATAACGATATTGAAATCTTTGAAGGTAAATTACTTTCATATTCATACAATCATTCGGAAATTAGTAATCCTAAACAAATTTATGAAATACCTGATGCTAAAGTTGATACAACAACATTGCGTGTTACAGTTCAACAAAGTTCTTCAAACACGGAAACTGTCGTTTATAATCCTGTAGATGATTCAATTTCATTGACTTCGGATTCTAAAACGTATTTCCTACAAGAAGGACAAAGCGGCAAGTACCAAATCTATTTTGGTGATAACATTGTTGGTAAAAAATTACCAGATGGTGCGGTTTTAACAATCAGTTATCTAATAAGTAATGGTGAAGATGCAAACAAGGCTGCAAACTTTACTGGTTCCGCATCAATTAATTATTTAACAGGATTTACAATCAATACTGTTACTGTTGCCGCTGGTGGTCGAACACGTGAGACTGTTGATGAGATTAGATTTGCTGCACCACTACAATACATTTCGCAAAATCGTGCTGTCACTAAAAACGATTATATCAAATTAATTCAACAAAAATATCCACAGTTTGAAGCAGTTAATGTTTGGGGTGGAGAAGAAAATGATCCACCTGTTTATGGTAAAGTCTTTATCTCGGCCAAACCTAAAGATGGCTTTGAGATTACAGATACCGAAAAAGATTTCTTCTTACAGAATGTTCTAAAACCAATTAGTGTGATGACTGTTACACCACAAATTGTTGACGTTGACTATAATTACTTAAAAATGATTTCTACAGTATATTATGACCCAACTAAAACAATTTTGGATTTGAATACATTAAGAACTAAGGTTAGAACATCGATTTTAGATTTTTGTAATACTAATCTAAACTCCTTTAATGCATACTTTAGGTCTTCTGCTTTAAAAACGGCAATTGACTCTTGTGACATTTCTGTCATTTCAAACGAGTTGGAAGTTTTTATTGCCAAGAAATTTAGACCAGACCTTATAACAACATCAAATTATATTTTAGATTTTGGTGTTGAACTGCAACGTGGTACAACAAACGATAACTTCTATACAAGTCCAAACTTCACAGTATTGGATGAAAACGGAATTACAAGGTCAGCGTTTATTGAAGAAGTTCCATCATCATTTACTGGTGTTGAATCAATTACTGTTACGAATCCAGGTATTAATTACTCATCAACACCAACCGTTGCAATTCTAGGTGACGGTCAAGGCGCCAAGGCAGAAGCCACAATTATAAATGGTCGTTTGTCATATATTACAGTTACAAATCCAGGTGTTGGTTACACGACTGCTGCAATTGTAATTACTGGAGGTGGCGGAACATTAGCCACTGGATCTGCTGTGCTTGAGAATAGATATGGTCAAATACGTATTGCTTACTTTAGACCAGATGAAACATCGAATCAAAGTGTTAAATCAATTCTTAATTACCAAAACAACAATGGTGTGATGGGTCAAATTGACTACACCAAAGGTAAAATTTACATTAACAATTTTAATCCTCTATCTGTAGCCAACGATTTTGATGAGTTGTCTGTACACATTCGTCCATCTAAATCAGTTATTCACTCAGAGAAAAATAAATTATTAACGTTTGATGTTAATGATTCTACTACAATTGTTATCAACATAGTACCAATAAAATAATGTCAGACGTAATTCTATCAAGTATAGTAGAAAGTCAACTTCCCGAATTTATTAGGGAAGAACACCAACTTTTTGCAACATTTATTAAACGATACTATGAGTGGTTGGAGAAGAACGGCAACATTGTTTTGGAGTCCAAAAAATTGGATGATGCCAAAGATGTTGACTTGGCTGACAACGTTTATATTGAACAAATTAGAAAAGAGATTGCACCATTCTTTCCAAAAGAACTGTTGCTCGACAAGGCTAAGTTTTTAAAGATCGTTGGTGAATTTTATCGTTCAAAAGGTACACCAGAGTCTGTTAAGTTTCTTTTCCGTGTATTATACAATGAAGAAATAACAATCAGTTATCCAAAAGAACAGGTGTTGCGTACATCTGATGGTAAATGGGTTCTTCCACTAGCCTTGCGTGTAACCGACAATGATGTAAATATTTTAGAAATTGAAAAAACAAAAATTATAGGTCAAACATCTAAAGCATCTGCAATCGTTGAGAAGGCAATAAAATCTGTTGACCGACAGTTGGGCATTGAATATGTTGAGTTATATATCTCCAACATCACAAAATTATTCACTACTGGTGAAACGATTAGAACACACGTTACTGGGAATACACAAATTGAAGTTACTGCAACTTTGATTGGTTCTTTATCGGAAATTAAAATTGATCCAATAAATCGTGGACTGTATTACAATGGATATGATCCAGATTTAGGTTACGATGGTGATCCTGTTACAATTATTGGTGGTTTAAATCCACAATCTGCCAATCCGGTTGGTGCCTTAGCTACAGTTGGTACTGTTCTAAAAGGTTCTGTTAAAAACATTATTACTAGAAATGGTGGTTTTGGTTTTAGATATGATTCGGTTGCACCAAACTCAACGATTATTGACTTCAAAGGTGGTTTTGCCGGTGGACTTTTGGGTTCAGAAGCCAAGGCATTCATTTCGTTACTTGATGAAAATTATACACGAAATGTTAATGTTTCTGATGTTACAATTGAAACTGTTTATTCACAGTCAATTAATCAATGGGATAATACATCTAATACAAAAACAATTGGCCAAGTTACAACATATCAAGATTTAGGTTTGTATAGTATTGCTTATGTTGACATTCTGTCATCTGGCGGTGGTTACAGACAAAAACCTGAAGTTGATATTTCCAGTATGTATTTGGAAGACGTTGATGATTTATTGGTTATCACATCATGTACTGCCGTTCAAGGCAGTCGCATACTTAGAGATTCTTCACAAGATTTAACAGACACTTTTGAAGTTGGTGAAAGAGTCAAATTGTTTTTAAAGAATCGTTTTGAAGAAATACGAACAGTTACTGCAGTAACATCCGAAACAATTACGTTAGATGTTCCATTTGAAAACAACATTGATAACTTGATGGTTTATAAACTATTGAGAAAAAATCTTGATGCGTTAGGTTCTTTAGGTCGTATTGAAATTTTAAGTGGTGGACAAAATTACAACGTAGGTGAATATTTAATATTCTCATCGACTGGTGGCCGTGGACTTGGTGCAAACGCACAAATTATCGAAGTTCACACCGCA